CGCACCCGGAACTCATCATCCCATTGACGGTGCGCGCCACGATCTCATTCACGAGAACGGCGCACGACCTGACTATCATAATAAACCAGAGCCTCTGGGCTTTCCACCAGAGGCTGGCCTGCCGTGCTGTCTTGAGCATCCGCTTGTCCAATTCGTGCACACCTTCGACATACATCTTCTCGGTGTGCAAGCTGTCAAATCCACTGACGTCGCTGGTGATCAGCTTACGCCACTTTCTCAACATCTTCCGTAGGACATCGCGAAATACAGCTCTCTGCTCATCGCTGAACCCAATGCCGATGGCCGAGCCGGAGACATACAGGTTTACATCGGACTTCCAAATCCCCGCCTTCTCGGTGAAGAACACATGTTGGACTATCTGGTCTGTGATAGACACAGGATTTATGCAGCGGTACTTGCCCTCCGCAACCTTCTCAGCCCTGTGTGGTTCGTCCTTGATGAACACTGTTGACGGATCCGCCAGACCCGCCAGTATGTAACCCATTGGGTCGCCACCCACCATCTCCTCAATCTCATCCGCCCAGTTCATGAACATATAGAGCTTAGCAATAGCCACCTTGATCACCTCGTTCCGCTCCCCCTCTAGCACCTGCTGATTTGTGCCATAGGTGAGGTTCCAAGGGTACCCCGGTGACTTGCTCCTGTCCACGCCCGCCAGGTATTTCAACACCAACTCCTCGTACCGCAGATACAACCCGATGTCGTCATCGGCGATGTAATCATGTATCTCGGTGTTCACGAGGGGGTGATTCCTGAGGACGTACTCGACGCCATCTCTGATCGTGGAGGAGTCAACCTCGACTCGTCGCCGTCCTTGGTCTGTTCGGACGTGCTTGCTGTAGGCCGATCGCTGGGCGTCTGGCCCGGAAGGGGGGAACGCGAAAGCCTCAGTCTTTCTAAGGATGTTTCTTCCACCTGCAATTTCAGCCAAAGCCTCCTGTCTTTCGCGTTTAACTCCGCGGGGTTCACGGACTTTGGCGTTGCGCCTTGGCTTGCATTTGCCGACGCGGGTAAGCCCCTCGTTGTCGATCCGGTCTTCAACTTCCGTGATTTCGTAGCCGCCGGCTGCAACGTTTCGTTCGAGCGCTTCAAACGCTTCCCCGATTGGGCCGCCGAGCCGTTGCCCCCTGACGACCCAGATTGAAAATCCTTCTTGGGCTTGGCCGCGTTGACGGCCTCGTTCGCCTGGATGCCGGCTTGCTTCGTCTGCTTCATCTGTTCGAGAATGGCTTCGGTAAGCCGGGCCTGGGTCTCGCAGAAAGCCGCGAAAACTGCGGGCGGTGCCCCCGTAGACTCAAGTTCATACTTGGGCATGTCCTTCTCGCGGGCCGCAGTGGTCTCACGAATCAGCTTCTTCTGCCTGTCGACAAGCGCCTTGTATTCACGGAGGTCGGCCTCAAGGGCCAAACGCTTCTCCGTCTCAAGTCTAGCATGAGCTACAAGTTCTTGCATCTGGGTGCGGATCTGCTGGAGTTCAAGGGTCTGCGCTTCGAAGCGCTCCTCCCTGACAATCTGCTGGGCATCCAAGACTTCCTGTTGTCTCTTCGCCGCCTCACTCTGGGCTTGACGCATCTCTCGGATGGTCTCCAGAGCCTGGTCGCGGGCGGCAGTGAGCCTCTCGACCTCTGCGCGGTCCCTCTCGGCCTCTTCACGTGCTTCAACCGCCTGCAAGCGTTCGGCAATCTCCGTCAAACGGTTCATGACGTCCTGCTGTCTCCTGCTGGCCGCGCGCTGTGCGTCGCGGATTTCCGGGAGTTCGGTGACGTCCGGGGGGACGCCTTCCCCGGATTCCAGAGAGATGACGATTGTTTCCATGACTGGCTCACCTTCCCCACGAGGGGTGATGGAAGCAGAGGAAGCTGTGTCGAGGTCGGAGTCGGATGGACTCACGTTGGTTGGTTGCTGGGCGGGCGGAATAACGCCGACAGTGAGATTGCTCTCAAAGTCTTCGCTGTCGCTGTCGCTGTCGCTACCTGACGGTAGGTCAGCGAGATCGCCCCATTGTATGGGCTGTCCTGCAGCGCCAGTGATGATGCGTCCAGCGTTCTTCTTGCGTGTCTCCACGCCATCGAAGCCGACCATATCGTCGTCGGGGACTTGGCCTCGCGTATTTCCGTAGACTGCGCCGTCGGAGTCAATGACTATGCCGGCGCGCTTCATCCTCGCCGCGTCCTTGGCATTCATGTGGTCGCGGTATTCCGGAGCGAAGTAGACGTGCGAATTCGATGTTTCGTGCGTCTCAAGCTCGACGGTGTCGCCGTCCTCAGCGTGCGCAATGACATTCTGAGCGTGCGTGCCCAAAATGCCATCGATTCTGTTGACCGACAAGAAAAACGGTACGAAACTGTTGCAGTTCCTGTTCGTAATGCCAGCAATGTGCACTCCGTGTACGGTGTCACCACGTCCCATCACTGGGGCACCAGAGGCACCCTTGACGGTGTAGATCTCATGACCGATGGTCATGGTCTTGTCGAACTGCATAGTAGCAGAGCCAGAAGATGAGACCCAGCGCCTGAGGCCGGAGTCGTAGTACGTCATCGAGAGATACGCGTTCTGCGCAGTGGGTCGATACTTCTTGAGCATCGAGACACCTGCCATTGAAAACCAACCTTCTTCCACAGGGAACCAAGCAATGTCCATTCCCTCCGGGCGGGATGTGACCTCCGCGGTGTTGATCTTCCTGAGTTTCGCGTCGAGAGGGTTCTCAGACGCGGCCATGGAAAAAGCTCCATGCTCAATGA